CATTAAATTATGAAAGCGATGACGATTGGTGCTGGAAAATTTCTTGGTAAGGAGAATATATAATATGCGACTAATTACACCTACTCACACCGGTTCTATTATTACTGATACCGACCTTAACCTTGAATACCTATATGTAGGCGATTATGGTAAGGAAAACAACATTAAGGCCGACTTCCTTGGCTATACCAAACGTATCAACAAAGTAGAACATCACGATGTAAAGCTTGCGGACAAATTAGTGGTAACTGTATCGTCACAGAAAGGTTGTCCTATGAATTGTAACTTTTGCGACTGTCCAAAAGTAAAATTTAAGGGTAATGCTTCGGCCGCGGAACTTGTTTATCAAATCACAAGCGCGGTTTCCCTATCTGGCATTGACCACGGCGAACGTCTTAACGTCCATTTTGCTCGTATGGGTGAACCAACCTTTAATCCCGAAGTTATTACCGCCGCGAATGTAGCTTACCATCTTTTTCACAACAACTTCGGTTCCTACCATCCAGTTGTTTCTACTATGATGCCTAACACTAACCTCAATTTGGAGAACTTCCTTGATTCGTGGGTTCAAGCGGGCTATACTTATGGCGGCGAAGATGGTTATGGTCTACAGTTCTCCATCAACACTCTCAATGATAGCGACCGCAATCATATGTTCAACAATCGTTCTCTGTCACTTGCAGAAATTAGCAAAATCATTGACAAACTGCCCGCGCCCAAGAAGCGCAAGTTCACTCTAAATTTTGCCGCGACTTCCCACTCTAATCTTTGTCCTACTCTAATGGATAAATATTTTGATAAGGATAAGTGTATTGTAAAGATTACGCCTATTCACGAAACGCGCGAAGCCGTTGCCAATGGCTATGAAATTATGTGCGGCAATGACTTCTATGACCGCTTTGAACAGCCTCTAGTTGAAGCAGGTTGGGATGTAATTGTATTTATTCCGTCTGCCGAAGAGGACGCCGACCGCATTACGTGCGGCAATGCCCTAATTTCTGCGCTACAGAATGAAGGTAAGGATTGACTTTTTGGTGAAATTGAAGTATAATAATTGTAGAAAATTGAAAGGAGTATCATTTAAAGATGAATAGAGACATTCCACTTTACTACAACGAAGATAAAACTAAATTTGGTGTTCTTGTATCATACGGATTTGGTGCAGGATGGTCAACTTGGGGCGAACACGAATTAGCTTATGACCGCCGCGTAATTGAATTTTGGTTTGCGCACCGGAACGATGAGCAATGGATGCGCGAAGTTGAACGCTATCGTTCTGAATCTCCCGAACATAAAGAGGCGCGTAAATTTTTTATTAACGAACTTGGCCTTAATGATTGTCCTTATATGGGTGGATTCGCCGATTGTGAACTTGAATGGGTTCCCGTAGGCGCGCGATTCCGTATCAATGAATACGATGGCGCTGAATCACTTGAGATTGAGAATGAGGGGAGTTGGTGGTAAGTACGGATAACTTATCCACCACACGATGATGACTATTATGAAATTAGTTGGTAATAAATGAACAAAAATATTATTTCAATACGAGAACAAACCGGTTGCCCCTATATGGTTATTAAAAAAGCTTTATGGGCAGCTAATGATAATGTAGATGAAGCTATTCAATTATTAAGAGAAAAATATGGCTTTGGAGATTTTCCTAAAGTTTATATTAAAGATTGGGAGATAAAATATGATAAACAACATGAATGAATGGTTTCGCTGCGCGGATGAAGCCGGCTACTTTACAGTAGGAGAACGGCAAAATCTTAAAGAACTAATGAATATTCTTAGTCCTGTCGCGCAAAACACAATTAGCACTTTATGTGGCGCTGCCTACAAACTTGGCCAATTTGCGGATAGTGATGTAAAGCCCGCTCCCAGCGAACTGCGTACAGAAACCAAGAAGTGGCTTGATGCTCAAACGCCAGAAGAGCGCTTGGAAACAATTAAAGATATTTGCTTGGATTGGGATGGCTATCGCACCGCCGCAGGTTTAGGTGGGCTTATAAATGAAATTTGGGCTTACGCGGCTTATCCCTGTAATAATAAGGCGCATGTAATGTCACTTGAAGAAATAAAGAGCAATACGCGCGAAACTATATGGTTTGAATCTAAAGTTGATAATACAGTTGTTCAATTAAATAAAAAAGGTATTGCTGAGCTTTTCTATATTGGAGCATTGTATAATTGGATGAATTTTAATAAAATTTGGCGTTGCTGGGATAAAGAGCCAACCGAGGAACAAATGAAGGAAACACCATGGGATTGCGATTAAAGAATACACCGTATTTTTGGAATGCGCGTGGGCCTATACGATGGGAATGTTATTATAAGTGGTTTACATTAAAACATAAACGTAAGTTACAAAAAATGCGGGAAGAAGGTTATAAGTATGATGCCTGAAAAAGATTATATTAAAACGCTTCGTAATATTAGACAATTCTATGAGCGCGCGAAATATTTTGAGTGGGATAATGAAGCGATTAGTGAATATAGAAATGCTGTCGAGACAATAGACAAGGCCATTGAAGCTCTTCAAGATAAAGGCTACCAAACACCAGACCAATGCCCATTTTGCGGCGGCAATTCCACACTTCATTCCGCAATTGATGAGGCTTTTTGGGTTAAATGCGAAGAATGCGGCGCAAGTACTCAACCAGAGTCTACTCCTGCGGCCGCGATTGCGAGATGGAATTGTAGAGTATGACAATTCAAACATACGAACGTGCGGGCGACCGCACTTGTGAAAATTGCTTCTACTATAAGTGGTGTGGCATTCTCTATTGCGGCGAATATCCTAATGAATGTAAGCAACACGTTTATAGTTTAGAATGGAGAGAAGATAATATATTACAGAAATAATAATATCAACCCATTTATACCTCTTCTTATCGCTATTGCGATTTTAATAGTTGTTTCATTTATAGATAACATCATTAGTTCTAATCAATACAATGATGGCATTTGCTCCTGCGGCGGCACCTTTAAATATGAGCAAGCCATAGGTCATCGCTATCAAACACGATACTTGTATATCTGTGATAAGTGCGGGCGCGCAATTGAAATTTCAAATTACTATCCTCCTAAGTAATTGACTTGGGAGGAAATTTGTTGTATAATAGGTATAGAAAGAGAGGATGAGAACTTTGAAAGAGCGATTTTTTGAGGAAGCCGAAAAGGAAAGCCATTTGTCCGACTATGAGGGTGCTCATTTGGGTGCGGTAGCGGTTTATCGTGATAAGTTTATTCTCGCGCGAGCGCACAATACAGCAAAAACCAACACTACTCAATATTATTATAATAAATATCGTTCTTTCAATAAAGCAGATATTATGACCAAACCCGCGCGAGGTCATTGCGAAACGAATTTGTGGCGTAAAATACGCTATCTTGATATTAATTTTGCGGATATTACCATCTATCTTTATAGAGAACTTAAAGATGGAACTCTCGCGCAGAGTGCCCCGTGCCCCAGTTGTGAAAAACTTTTGCGAGATGCGGGCATTAGAACTGTTTGTCATACTGTCAATGGCGGATATATAGAAGAAAAATTTTATCCAAATAAAAAAATCTAATAAAAATAAAAAAAGAGAGCAAAAAACAATAAAATAGACCTAAATAAATTACTTATTCTCTGGAGGTGAGGTCAAGATGACCACGCAAGAGAAATTGATTTTTTGTAAAGAACACGGTATTTCAATGAGTTATATTGCTGAACGCGCGCGAGTAGTTCCAGCAACGATTACTCGTTGGATACGTGGTGAAAAAGGTATTTCTAAAAAGAATGAAGAAGATATTGAACTCACCTTACATAAAATAGCCCAAGAAATTTGGGAAGGCATAGGTGATTTCAATGATGGGAATTTATAAAATTGAAAATTTAATTAATGGAAAGGTTTATATAGGGCAAAGTGTCGATATTCATGAAAGATGGTTGGAGCATAAAAGAATAAATAACCGCGAAAATGAAAAAATAACACAGTCATATCCATTATATCAAGCTTTTAAAAAATATGGATTAGAAAATTTTTCTTTTGAAGTTATTGAAGAATGTGAACGCGAACAATTGGATGAAAAAGAACAATATTGGATTAATTATTATCATAGTTTTATATATGACCCGCAAAGCCACGGATATAATTTAACTTTGGGTGGACGAGGATTTAATATTATTACAGAAGAAGAAATTAATATATTTATTGATTTATGGAATCAAGGTTTGAGTGTGGGGCAAATTAGTGAAAAAACTAAAAGAAATAATCATGCCGTTATTCAATATTTAAAACAATATTGTTCTTCTTATTCTGTTGAAGAAGGCAGTAAAAGAGGTTGTAAGTTAAGTGGAGTCAAACATCGAAAAGCGATTAATCAATATGATTTATTAGGTAATTTTATCGCGCATTATGATAGTATTCAAGACGCCGCGAAAGCAATTAATGGCACAATAGGCGGTGTTGGCAGGAATGCGAGCTTTCAAACAAAAATGTATAAAAATTATTATTTTATTTATGATAATGAAAACCAAAAAGAAGGGTTAATTAAACATATTACTCAACAAGGAAATGTTCGTCCTGTATTGCAGATGGATTTTAATCACAATATATTAAATGTTTTTGTCAGCGCCGTAGATGCAGAAAAAACATTATTAGAATACCAAGGTGGTGGAGTTAATATGTGCTGTTTAGGAAAAGCACAAAGCGCGTATGGATTTTATTGGAAATATTTAGAATTAGAAGATTGTAATTTAGAAAGGATTATTTAA